CGTCGCGTTTCTCGGGCGGAATCGTCACCGTGAACGGGATCAGGTGCATCCGCCGCTTCATTGCCTCGTCGATGTTGCGGATGGCGGGCTTGTGGTTGCCGACGATGACCGGCTTGAAGTGCGGGAAGAACTCGAAGAAGTCCTGACGCATGAAGCGTGCGGAAATCTTGTCGCCGCCGGTAATGGCCTTGACCTTGGATTCGTTCCAGCGCCGTCCCTGCTCCGTCTCGATGGCCGTGACGAAGCGTGCGCCGCGCAGGCCCGCCAGATCGGTCGGGTGGCGGTCGCCACGTGTCTCGACGAAGGTGTCCATCGGCGCAGTGGCCGCGTAGTCTCCCAGAATGGTGCTGATCACGTTGGCGAACACGCTTTTGCCGTTGGCCCCGGTGCCATAGAGGAAGAACAGCGCGTGCGCACTGGTCACCCCGGTCAGGCAGTAACCGACCATGCGCTGCAGGTAGGACTGCAGCTCGACGTCGCCGCCGGTGATGTCGGCCAGGAAGTCCATCCATTTCGGACACTCGCCCCGAGGTGTGGCCGTGGTGATCTTGGTCATCCGGTCGGCCCGGTCGTGTGGGCGTTGGCGTCCAGTCTTGAGGTCGACCACGCCGCCCGGGGTGTTGAGCAACCAGGGATCGGCATCCCACTCCTCGGTGGTGGCCGCGTGCCGCCGATCCGCCCTGGCCAGCCGTTCCACGCCGCCGACGGTGCTCGAACTGGCGAGCTTGGCCGCGACCTTGGGATTCTCGGCGCGGACTGCGGCGTGGCGGCAGACACCGCGGATCAGATCGGTGGCGGCCAGCGTGTCCTCGGTGCGCCAGCGATTGCCGTCCCACACCAGCCAGCGGCCCCAGGCGGCAACATACCGCCAGTCGCGGTGATAGCGCCGGGTAAAAGCCAGCGCCAGCGCATCCTCCGTGCCCCACACCGATTCGTCGCTACTGACGACGGGTTCGGCATCCTCTGTCACGTCGTGCATCTGCAGGCGCGGGCCATGGGCGAGAAAGGCGGCGACGTCAAAACCCTCGGCAATGGCATCGGCCGCATCCCAGCCGTCCGCCGCCTCCTCGGGCGGGTACAGGATGAAGCACGACTTCGCACCCGCCGAGAGGATGGCTTGTGCCGCCTGTGTTGCGTACTCCCAGCCCGGCTTGTCGCGGTCGGGCCAGATCAATACGTGCTTACCGGCCAGCGGCGACCAGTCGGTTTTGTCCACCGGGGCGTTCGCGCCGTGCATCGCCGTGGTGGCAACGATGCCCGCGTCGATCAGCGCCTGCGCGCACTTTTCCCCTTCGACCAGCACAACCTCTGCGGCATCCTTCATTCCCGGCTGGTTGTAGAGCGGTCGTGGCTCGGGTGGGGCCATCTTGCGCCGCCTGGCATCCCAAGGCCGGAACTGCTTCTTCTGCCCGGGCGGGTCGTAACGGTAGACCACCGCGATCAAGCGGCCACTGGCGTCCAGGTAGTCCCACTTGGCCGTGGCCGGGCCCAGATCATCGACCGGGACTTCTTTCCTGCGGGGTTTTCGCGCCGAAACCTGTGGCGCGCGACCGAGTAGCTCAGTTGCGGCATCAAGCACACGTGGGAAATCGGTGTGGGCATCGATACCAAGGTGCGCGGCAATCAGCGAGAAGATGTCACCGCCCTCACCGGTGGCACGATCGGTCCACAACCCCGCCTTCTCGCCGTCGAGCACCACCTCGAGACTATCGCCGGGGCTACCAAGCACGTCCCCGATGAGAAACTTGCCTTTACGCTTCCTGCCGGCCGGGAACAGCGTGGCCAGCACAGCATCCAGCCGGGCAATCAAGTCGGCACGGATGGATTCGCGCGCATCCTCGCGGCTCGCCCGCTCCATCATGGGAGGATCGTTGAAGTCGATCATCTATCCTCTCCCCCAGTCACGTTACCCGCCCTCCCGTTCTGTCGATACCAGACCTCCAGTTCCGAGAGCCGGAAGCGCACCAGTCGCGACAGCTGGTAGTGGGGAATGCGTTTCGCAGCACGTATCTTGGGATCGGCAAACCAGTAGTAGGGCAGCCGCAGTGCGAAACTCGCCTGTCTTGCGTCGATCATCGGCTCGTCCTCGATGACGGTTTCTTGGGTAATGAGGTGTTCGTTCATGTCTTGCTCCAGCAGCGCTCTTGCCAGGCGCACATCCGGCATTCGAAGTGGGTGGGATCATTGAAGGCGCGCGGCAGGAGTTCTCCCGCCTCGGTCGCCGTGATGACCTTCACCGCCCGATCCGACATGCGCTGTGCCAGGGCCGCATCAAAGGGCACGAGCTCGGTGTAGATCTCCATCGTGTCGGCATTGAGGGCCGTGAAGATCGCCGGGTGCTCGTGCAGTTCGAGGTACGCCTGATAGAGCGCGACCTGCGCCGCGTAGACGGGCTTGGCGACGGCCAGCCGATGCTTCTCCAATTCGCGCCAGGACTTGTTACCAAGGCACTTGCACTCCCAGAGCGCGGGATAGGCGAAGCCATCGGGGCCACCGACGATGACGCCATCGATGTGCCCCTGCAGGCGTCCATCGGCCACCGAGAAACCGAACTGCTCGCCATCGGCCTTGCGGGTGCGCAGGTCGAAGCCGGCATCCCGCAGCCACGTCACCATGCAGTCCTCCATGACGTGGCCGCGCTCGAAGATGCGAAGCATCCGCCCGGGGATATCACGCCCATGGTCGACGGGTGCCTTGGCGTATTCGAACTGCAGTGCGCGCTCGCAGGCCACACCGAGACGCGATGCGCCGAGGTACTGGCGTTCGGACTGGCGCGCGCGGGCCTGCTGCATGCCGATGTCGATCAAGGCAGTGATCTGGCCGGAGAGACTCGACGAAGAGTTGAAGTCGATCACGGCTTGCCTCCTTGCGGTTCGTCCCAGGGCAGGTCGTCCTTCAGGTCGGCAAACGGATCGCGAACGACCTCGGCGGCCGGCATGCCGCGCAGCTGCGGCGTGCTTGCCCGTTCGTGATGCTCTGTCAGCGCCTCTGTGTAACGCGTGACGACGGCATCGATGACCGCCATCGCCTCCGCTTCCGAATACGCCCCGAGCGGCTTGTCGAAGCCGATTCGCTCGGCCGTCGCGCCGAAGGCCTTCAGGCAATCGCGCATCGCCGCGATTTCGATCTCGCTCGCATCAACCATGAGCGCCTCCCCACGCTCCTCGACCGCCAGGCGTAGGCCGTAGAGCGCGTGAAAGATGTCCTGGCAGCGGCGGCTGCAGAACACCCAGTCGAGCGGATAGCGCCGGGGATCGGCGATCCTGAAGCGGCCGTCCAGATGGCCGAATCCCCGTGCCTGCCGTTGGCAGATCCAGCATTTGCCGCTCATACATGGGCGCCTCCTGTCATCACGCCACGCGAAGTGCGTGCTTCGTGATTGGCGCAATGGGCATTGAGCGCGACATGGTGGTTACGAATGAACGTCGCGCCCATGCGCGTCCCCTTCGGGCGGCGGCAGCGCGCAATGCGCAGCCCGCCAATGTCGCCGGCACTCGACGGATCGAGATGGCGGCAGTTGCCGCAACGTTGTCCGGTCATGGCTGCGCCCCTCACTGCGCCCACGCCGGCTTGCCCGTCACGGATGCGCGTTGCGGAGCGGGCGCCTGGTATGCGGGCACTGCCTGTGCCGGAGCGCCGGAAGTGCCACCGCCGGAAGCCTTGGGCGTCACACCCATCAACTTGGCGTAGTCGGGGTGGTCGGGTTCGACCGCGATCTTGACCACGTTGCGGTCCTCGCCCTTGGCGTCCTTTTCGACATCGACGCGGGCCAGGAACTCGATGCCGTCCAGTTCATGGAAGCCCTGGATGCGCCGGGCGGCGGCCGCCTGCGGACTGTTGTCCTGGGGATGGACGTTGCGGGCGGAATTGAGGATGCCCCGGATGAAGCTTCTGCCCATCTGCCCCCAGGTCGGCCCCTTCGGCGAATGAAGACCGATGTTCGACCACATCTTGCGCCGGGCATAAGGCCCTTCGAGCACGACGAACTCGCAGGCGAGATAGACGCTGCCGGTGTCGAAACTCTGCGTGGCATAGCCCCCGGTCCATCCTTGGGCGGGATCGTCATGACCCCCCGGCTTGATGGTCATGCGCACCTTGACGATGGTGCCCTTCGGGATGAGATCGAAACCCTGCTGTTGTTCGGCGTCGTTGAAATCGGTCCAAGTGTTCATGGCGTGTCCTTTCAGTGATGGATGGCGGCGTTGTCGCCGGTGCATTTGCTGATGAGTTTCAGAAGGTTCGGCTCCTCGACGAGGTCGAGCCGTCCGGAGCGGTCTTTGGCGGGATAGCCCCAGGTGTTCAGCGTCTGGCAGACGAAGGCCCGATATGGCTCTCCCGCATCGGTCTTGAGCTCGGCCAACGTCACGACCTCATCGACGATGCCGGGCAGTTCCAGTGCAGTCTTCGAACCCTCGATCTGCGGCATGAAGACCCGCCGGTTGAAGTCGTCGAGCTTCTCGTCGAGGATGGCGACGAAAATGACGTTCTTGTCACGGGCATGCTGCAGATGGGTCAGCGCGGCGATCATCTCGGCGCCGAGCAGTCCGTAGGCGCCCCGCGTATCGGGTTTGCCGGTGCGCTCGGAGAAGGCCTGCGGCTGCGTCTTGGCCCATGTCAGACACAGGCGCGAGAGCACGGTGATCGAGTCGACGAAGTAGGTGTCGTATTTCGCCAGCCGGGCCGGGTCGCCGTAGCTCTCGCAGACATGCCGGTAATGTGCTTCGGAAAATGGCGCATCGGACGGCAACGCCGGATTCGGGCCGGCGAGGAACACGACGAGGTCGCGGAATTCCGGCCAGGTGGCAGGTCGCACACAGTCGCCGCACCAGGCCTTGACGGCGAGGTCGCCGGCCTCGAGATCGACGAACAGCGTCGAGGCTTCGGGGAGAGTGCGTAGCTGACTGGTCTTACCGATGCCGCTCTTGCCGAGCAGCACCAGCTTGGCCCCGCTCTTTTCTGCAAACCGTTCGTCGGCCGTGATGATGCGAAGAGGCTTTTCCATCACGCCTCCGCATCGAGGGTGAGGGTAAAGGACGGCTTGCCGGCCTCCACGGTGCGGGCGGCCGCAAACTGCTGCTGCAGCGCCAGCGGCCAGTTCGTGTAGCGGGATTCGGGCACTGACAGCTTGATGTCGAGGTAGCTGTCGACTTTTTCGCCGGAGGCGACGATACGCTCGGCGATCTCGCCCAACTGTTTCTGGTTCCAGCTGACTTTCTTGGGCAACTCGAACTTGATGTGCAGCGGGCCATCGCTGATGTGAGCAGTGCCGAAGTCGCGGCCCGAGTCACGCAGCGCGGCGCGGGCCTGTTCGCCGTAGCATTGATCGATCGCCGCATCGAACTTGCTGCGAGCCTTCTTGAGCCAGTCGATGGCAGCGTCGAGGTTTGTGGAGATCTCGTGCTTTTGCAGCGGCGAGAGCGCAGCCAGTTGGCTGACCGACATCTCGGCGATGTCTGCAGGGAAAATGGTCAGATCGTTCATGGCCATCCCCTTACAGGTACGCCCGAGCCGAAGTCGAATAACGCGCCACATGCCGTTCGTAGGCTTCCACTTCGGAGATGAGGTAGGTGACCCGGGCGCCGAGCTTGCAGAAGACCGGGCCGAGCGACTCCTGCCGCCAGCGGCGCAGGGTCTTGACGGAAAGCCCCCAACGCTCGGCGAGCTCGTGTTCATTGAGTGCCAGACGTTTCACGCCGGCCGTGGGATCCGGGCGGCCCATCCGCCCGGTTGCTGCTGAAGGGTTTTGCGTTTGCATTTCGATGTGCCTCCTGTTCAAAAAGGGCACATCGCAGTTTCCGCACGGATTTATGGGGAGTGTGCGGGGACGCTTATGGGAGATTTATGGGTTTCGCCGCAGGCGGTATTTCCCACGCTCGACCAGATCGAAAACCTCCTCTCGCTTCAGCTTGCCATCTCTGAACGCATTATCGAAGGATTGGTAAGAGGAGTTAGCTTTGATCTTGATCTCTGCCCATGTCACGACCGGCGGCGGATGGCCATCCGTTCCCCAGGAGGCCCTGACTATCCTTGCCCGCGCAGCAGACAAGCGAGATGCTGATTCGAAATGCGGAAGTTTCAGGTCATCGCCATCGAGGTATTGCGTTCGTTCTTCGGATGCACCGGGCGGCATCAGACTGCGCAGTACCCTGGCTAAGGCTGCCGAATCGAACTGGTCGCGCCCCTCCTGCTTCCCGATGAACTCTGATAGCGCCCTCGCCTCGTGGATACCGAGGAGTGGCTGAGATGACCGCTCGTGCATCAGAACGATGCCGCGACGCGCCCAGGCCGGGTCGGCAAGAATCGACGTTATGGCCTCGGACGCGGCAGAATGCAGCCGTCTGGCGATAAACACCGGCCCAGGCTCGGTAGTCTTGCAGACACGGAAATCACCCAGGTGCCAGAGGTGGCCAGGGATGCGGGCGTAGCCATTTGGGCAAGGGTCTTTCACGCCGATCCATCCGCCCAGATCGTGCAACCAGGCATCGACGCAAAAGTCATGCAGCTCGATTTCCGAAAGCGGCCGCGTCAGGATGCGCGAACGCCACTGAGGACTGCGGTAACGGTATACCCCGGCGTCCTCGTCGACGTCGACGTCGACCTCGATCTCGCCCTCTAGAAATGGAACCATCTGGCGCGTGAGGTAGGTGCCGGTCGGGCGTAGCCAGCGACGCTGCACGAAATCATCGCCGCGCTTCCCCAACCGGAAGGCACAGATAGCTTGTGTGAGATCGTCAGCCTGCTCCAGCGCGGCCAGAAATGCGATGTGGGCGAACCCCGTGCAGGACATCAGAACTTGACCACCATGCCGAGCTTCTCCAGCTGGGCCATGACCAGCTTGCGATCATCCTCGGTCTTGCTGCGATCATTGAATCCGTTGGGCGCGGTGATCTGAACCACCACGTTGTGAGCCTTGCGATGGCGCTGCTTGGCCATGCGCATGACCAGCTTGACTTGCACCGGTACGTAGACAGTCAGGTCGGGGTTCCGATAATCCTGGCGAGCCACTTCGTAAATGTTTCGATCATCGCGCCGATCGGGCTGGATGGTCATCGTGCTTTTGAGTTCCTGGATGATCTCCCGATCCCCTGCCTCATCGCGGGTCGTGCGAAGCGAAGGGCAGCCCACCTTGAGGTGCTGAATAACGATGCGCTCGATACCCTCGATGCGTTCGCTGACGAGCCTGGCCAGAACGCTCGGCGAGACGAATGCCGAGAGATCGAATTCCAGCATCGGCATGTCCTCGATCGCGCCATCGACTGCCAGTACTTCATCACGAAAGATCGCGGCCAGGTCGCGCCGAATCTCCCGATCATCGCTGAATACGGAAAGCGTCCCGCTGGCCGGCTCGCGCGAAAACCGTATTGAAAGCGCAGCCAGATCGTCGTGTGAGACCTCCTCGCCATGCTCGACTTTCGGATAGTGGACTTCGGCACCGTTGAAGGTAACGGTCAGGGTGTCCAGCACCTCCTTCGCGGAATCTTCGTCATCGCCCTCGTCATGCCTGTGCGCATGGCCCAGGCCACGGCGGCTGAATTGCTCGATGATGACGTCGTCACGGGGCGCGTTCGGATAGAGGAGCAGAATCCTTTCCTTGATGCGCTCCCGCATTGCATCATCCAGTTTCGGGGTCGCGCCCAGCGGCCCGCGGTAATGACTGGAATAGGCCAAATTCCTCCATTGCCGGTTCATCACCTGAACCCGTTCGGCATGATCGAAGCGCTTGCCGCCCGTGCGATGCTTCTCAGGGTATTCCTGTTCGAGATACAGATAGAGCGCCCGACCATGGGGGTCGCAGTGGCGGGCAAGCACGGCCGCATCAGCCTCGTCACCCTCATCGAATAGAGACAGCACGGCCTGCTTGCCATACTCGTCGTCCAGAATCTCGATGCGCTCGGCAATCCGCTCCAGCCTTTGCCGCGTCACCGCAGATGCTTCGCCCACCAGCAGGTACAGGGACTGTCTTACTGCCGGCGGAAGGACGCCCTTGGTCTTCTGCATTTTCCCGGCGAGTTTTTCCGATACATGAACCCCCTCGTTTCTGAGCAGCCGGCGAAGCAAGGAGATGTTCTTGATCTTGCGCACCAGCCAGACAAAATGCTCCATGTCGGGCAGGAGGTCTGGGCCATGGTCGGCCGAGGACTGCTTCGCGCCACCATCTGGCGTAATGGCCGTCGCCCCCGAATTGGCCTTCTGGCTTTCTTCCGGCGTTTCTTGTTGCTGTTCGTTTACCGCTTCCATCACCTCTCCTTCACGATTGCGCGTTGCGCGAACGCGCAACATTACTGCTTAAAAAACGCCGGCTCGAGGCCGGCAACCTGCGTCCGGAGATCACCGGACAACGACGTCAACGGGCGCCGTCTGCCAGCAAACCGTATCGCGCCATGCGAACCTTGATGAAGCGGCCGTGAACGCCAAAGCGCTTTCCAATGGCCTTCTGCAAATTCCCAAGATCAAAGTCGCCAAAAGGCCCGTCCGCCTTGACCGTGAAAGTCGTTGGCGCATCCTCGGCCAGCAAGTCTGGGCGCGCCACCAGCGTCACGTCATATTTCGGGGCCATTTCCATGACGGCCTCGACCAGGCGTCGGCGGGGCACCAGCAGCGAGCCCATGAATTCATTGGCGCGAAATTCGGCGATCCGCTTCTCCTTTTCCCGCTCGGCCTCGACAATCCTGGCGAGAAATCCTTCATCTAGAGAGGGAGAAGCACCGGAGGAAGTCAGGTGCCCGACGTCGTGTGTCGTGGTGCGATAGGCCTGCCGCTGTCTTTGATCTGGCGTATCGAAAAGCCCGGGGGAAACTTTCGAATCCGCGATCCATCCCGGCGCATCGAACACGGCGTGGCCAAGCTCGTGGCCGAAGGTACTCAGCACCAGTTCCTCCGTCATGCCCTCGCCGACCGGCGATACCAGCAGCGATACCGCATCCTCCCCCGCCCCCGGATCGAACTCGCACAGGCCGCACACCGGTTCTCCGGTTTCATGGTCGGTGACCGGATGATCGAGACAGACCCACAGGTCGAAGCGCAGTCCATTGACGCTGAGGCTGGAAATCTCGCGCAGGGTGGAGAGTGGCAAACGGTCTGCATCCTCTGCGACCAGTTGAGCACGCACCGCGTTCGCGGTTTCCTCGATTTCAGGATTCTTGAGGAAGAGCGGCCGAAGGCCGGAGTGGCGGTAAGCAACCGAGAGCGACGTCATGCTCAGCCCTCGGTCTTCGGGCGTTTCCGATAAGCCAGGACAACATCGCCGAGATTCTTCTGCAGTTCCGGCGGCAGCCGGTTGGCCTGCACAAACACCTCATCCAGGTCCAAGTGCAGTTCCTGAGCCGCCTTGGTGATCAGGTCATCCTTGGGCGGCTTTTCCATGTTGCGTTCGATGCGCGACCAGTACGCCGGCGAGATACCGATGCGCCGGGCGAAGTCGTTCAGGGGGATACCGGCTTCCTCCCGCTTCTGTCTGATGAAGTCTCCGAATGCCATTGAAGGTTTGCGATGGGTAATTGGTCACCGTCGAGAATATCGAGTTCGCTGACCGGCGTCAACTGTTTTGTTAACGCGCAATTACTTGAAAGCAGTCCGGCCTCAATGCATCTTGGGGGTCCGTTCACGCAATCGTCGCCAAACCTGTTCAATGATCAGCATTGAAACGTCATCGGGATGTATGCCGGGTTCGCACTCACGCAGCGCCTGCATCAAGGCGTCATTGCCTTGCCAAAGCCCAAGGTTGTTCCGAATCCACATCCCCAAACCAAAATGCAGATTGATCAGGTCTGACTCAGGCATCGCCGCAATCTTGGCAGCCTCGGCTTCGGGCAGCGCAGCAATGACCACGCCTACTGCCTCATCAATCGTTGCGGGCCATTGTTTATTCTTCATTGACGATCCTTCTTGCGCCAATCCCAGGGAGGTATCGGATCGTCGTCACGCCAAAGTCCGACACGACGCGCACGCGCCTCCTGTTCAGCTGTCTCGTAGGATCGAGCATCCTCGGCCGATTGCTCCTTGGCGTACTTCCGATACCACCAAGCAAGCCCAGCAGTAATCTGACCAAGCCCTGCGTCCAGTGTTTTGTTGCAGTCAGCACGCTGGCAGTTGGGCTCGGCAACCATCACCTTTCCGACGATGCGCTGATACCGGTCATGCTTGGCCCACTGCACATCGACCTCTTTGCCGAAGACCAGACGGGAAAGGTTTTCCTTCGAACTCTGGCCGAAGGCCTGATTCTTCTCTGGGGCATCAATCCCGGCAACCCGAATCTTGTGTTGCCGTTTGTCACTGTCGAGCACGGTGATCGTGTCGCCATCGCTCACGCCGACCACTTTACCAACCAGCGTGTCGGCCAGCACAACTCCCGCTGACAGGAGAAGTGCCAGACCCAGCCCGGAAAAAATCAGTCGATTACTCGCCATTACCCTACGTTGCCATCTAGTCGAGAAGATCGGACATATTATCCATGACGGTTGCAATTCCTTGGAGCCGTCATGAAGAACATCGAACTCGCATCACCCTCGGAGATGTCCGCCGGCGCCCGCGCTGGCGAAATCACTACCATCCTTGCGGCCGCCATCGTCCGCACCCTCGTCGCAGATGAGCCAGTCGGCCTTGGCTTTCTGCCCGACCAGCGCGTTCATGCAACCCCCTATCAACAGGAGAAGTTGTGATGAACGACACGCTG